TATTTTCAGCTTGTATTTCTGAAGGATCTAATTGAGCTACACGTTGACCTGGATATGCAGTATGTTCTTGACTAAAAACATTCTCTGCTGTTCTTAAAGTTCGTTCTTGAATTTCTTTAAAGTATTCAGGTATATCATACCTAGTCTCTGATGAGCTAGGTGCCTGTACTATTGTTGTGCTTGGTTTGAATAAACTACCCATTGACTATAAAAGTTCCTCCTATAACTTTAAAACCTAATTTAATAAAGGCGTTATTTTTTCTTTCAACATCTTTACCTTGGAATATTTCACATATAGCAGTAACTTTATTAACTAATGCATATTCCTTAAATACTATCATTAAAGAACGAAAAATGCTAAATCTTCGATGTTGTGGATTTACGTGTAACCATAGAGTTCTCATAAATTTTTTATCACTATACCACGTTTCATCGACTGTAGCAGCTAATGTTCCTACAATAATATTTTCATATTCTACTACTATAACAAAACTATTCTTAATGTAAAATACTATATTGTCTAATGCTTTTTTATTATTAGTATTTCCAAAGTTAAATGGAGCCTCTATTAACCATGTTTTTAATAGCTCTCTTATGCGAACAGCATCAGAAATCTGTGCTTTTCGTATTTTATATTTATCTTTTTCCATCAGCTCTTAAATTAACTCTTAAAGTTCCAAATCTCCAATTATCTCCAATTGCTGTATTTTCTATTTTAATATTAGATTGTCTACCACGAATCCTTGTATTAATAAAAGGTGTAGTGTTGCTGACAGTTAAAGTTTCACCAGTTTGGCTATTACCATAAGGATAATCTCTAGTAGTTAAAGTAATTATAGCATTTCCAGTTTGATTTTGAAAATCTGGTATTACTTTATTTATAAACATAAATTGTTCTCCATCAGCTAAATCTCCATCTCCAGATTGAATATATGCAGATAAGGCAGAGCCATCAGCATCTACTCCATTTTCCATTCTATAAATTAAACTTCTTCCAGCTGTTAAACCATTAATTTGAGAATAAGTATTAGCTGTAGCATTGGCTGTATAATCAGTAGCTAAAGGATTTAATTCAACTCCATTGTCTTGATAAGTACTTCTATTCATAGTACCAAAACACCAAGAGTTTTCTAAATAATTATATATTATATATCTATCACATTGATCCGAGGAACTAGAAGGATAATACCATATTACTTCAGAAAAATTTGAGTTTTGTGCTGCATATACTTGAGGATATTGAACTTTATTTATATTATCAAATACATGATTTAATACAGGACAAGGTATTTCTTGAACAGAGCCGGCATATCTAAAGAATTGTCCATCTGACATCCAGTAAGCTACATCATCTATTACTATTGCAGAATGTAATCCAACAGCTCCACAATCATTACCTAGTTGTCTAAAACCAAATATAAAAGGTGGACCAATAAATGACATTGATTGCATTGTTGTATCAGTCCATACTAGAATAGTTCCTTTAGCAGGACGTGCACATCTAATTTCACTTCCGCCTGCTATTCTTTGAGAACCCGCAGAGTTAATTACATTAGGTGTCCATTGATTATAATTTTCTTGATCAGACCAACGAATAAACATTTTATCTTGAGATAATTCATCTCCAATAGTTGTTTCTGTTCCCATACATACAACGTGTCTAGTTTCTGTTGATATCATCGATAAAGTAGAAGTAGTAGGAGCATTAGCAATTACAGTAGCTCTATTACCACTCATTCCTCCTGAAGTATCCCATTCATAAGTTCCACCATCTTTTTGAGTAATAACTAAATCTTCACCCCAATTATTGATAGTCCATAACCTTGCATCAAGAGTTACATTAGAAGTTGCTCTAGCAGTTCCCCAAGTACTCATACTCCAAGTTCCTGATCCCCAACCATATCCAAAAGTTTGTTCGCTTGGACCTATATTTAATTGATAAGTAGCAGTACAATTACCAGTAGGACCAATTGTTGATGTAGCTGTAGCATTACTTGAAATTATATAAGCATCGACATTAGTGATAGATAAGATTTCATATTCAGCATCTAAAGTTGTAGCAGGAATTCCTCCTACTGTTCCACTAGAACTGGTAAGAGTTACAAAATCTCCTACTATCGCTCCATGTGAAGTATCAGAAATAGTTATATTAGCACTAGTGTTAGTAGTAGTAAAAGCATTAACTAAATTAGCAGTTTCTCTTATAGGAGTAATATCTTGATTATCACCAGAAGCATAAGCATAAACTTTTCTATCAGTTCCTAGAGCTTCGTATCTAGCTCCATTTAAAGAAAACCACTGTTCTAAAGCTCTTCCTACTCCAACATAATAAGCTGTACTAAACTTATTCCAGCCTCCTATTTTTTGAGGAAGTCCTTTTCGAAATCTGATCTTATCTCCGTCAATCCATCTACCTTCTGCACCGGTTTCTGTATTTTCAGTATCTAATCCAGGTTGAAAACTTAATTGAGTTAAAGGCATAATATATATTATATAACAAAAATTATAAAATTATACTAAAATTTACTTTTTGTAAATAATCTATATGTCAGAATTCTTTAATTTTTCTATTTCTATATTTATAATTTCGTTATCCCCATACGCTTCTTTATCCCCTGTTTTTAAATAATAGTCATCATAAGAATGATGATGAAATATGCCATGTTTTTCTACATAGTGGAAAAAGACTTGAGCTAATCCTCTCCCTTTATATATTCCGGGTCGGGAATGATGTATTACACAACCAAGATATATAATAGCCTCTCCTTCTTCTAGTTCAATAGTTTTATCACCTATAATTAAAGGCCAGTCATCTAATTTTTTAATACAGGCAGTTGCACTAATTTCACATGCGGGGCGATCAGTATGCCTATGTAAAAATCCGCCATCTATATAGTATCTCCAATAAGCATATGTTGGGGTTAGTTTAAGGAGGGTTTCTTTTTCTACTAAACTTTGTTTTTCTTCTAAAAGTTTATACATTAAAGGGTCCTGATTCCAAGATGGACAATTAGTCATATCATCTAACTCATATCCATAATCTTTACCATTTCCTCCCCCCTTGTGTTTTAATTTTTCATCACACTGCCTTTGGCATAACGCTAATTCGTCAGGCAAGAAAAAATTTTTAATTATTTTGTATTTAAAATCAAATATATTAGACAAAATTAAACCATCCTGTTATGATATATTTAATCTCTTTAGGTGCAATACAACCTCTATGGAGATAGGTCCATTCTGCCGGCCATATGAGAGTAAGTCCTTCTTCCGGTTTTACTTTTATTTTCTGATGAAAAAACTCCGTCTCTCCTCCTTCTTCTATGGTATTCAAGTAAGTCATAAATACTAAATGTCTTTTTAGAATGTGACCCTTCACACCTTTCTCCGAGTGAAACTTATAAAATCCTTCATTAGGTAAATATCTTTGTATATTAACAAGAGACCATAGCCCCCATAAATTATGAGCTTCAGTAGCTGGAAATACGGTAACATATTCATTCATAACTTGATGTAAACTATCGTGGTATTCTTTAAGGAAAGAAAAACCATCTTGAAAATCATGAGTATAATCGGTTGAGTTCTTCTCGTCTTTCTTTATTACTTCTTCTTCATTTTTATAAACCAGACCTTTTTTCCATTGCATAGATTTACAATTAAAATTATTAATTACATCTCTACATATTTTTTTGTCAATATACCATCCTTTGATAAAGAAATTTTCTTTATTTAAAGGATGAGGTTTAAGAGAGAATTCCATATGATAAAATTATCCTCGGAGTTAATCCAATAGCTGTATGAGTAATTCCTCTTTCTAAATAAATTAAGTCTCCTGGTTCTAGTTCAAAAACTTCATGGCCTATTTTATAAAGAGTAGATCCAGCTAAAGACAATACATAAACGTCATAGTCATCTTTGTGCGTAACACTAGAAGCTCCTGTACGAAAAGAAAAGAATATATCTATGTCAGAAGAACCACCTTTTATATTAAAACTATCATCTAATCTTTTTTTTATATTATTAAATTTACTATCTTTTTCTACTCCTTTAAGTTGAAACACTGATCCACAAACAAAATTCTGATTCCAGGTACTAGATATACGAGATTCAAAATTATTATTATTAATTAAAAGAGCCAAAGAATTAAAGTCAAAAGGCTTTGTAAGTTCTATAAATTTTTTTGTAACTAAATTGGTCATACTTGTTGGACGGTTAATTCGAATGCTGTTTTATATTCATAGTTCCCCATCTTACCTCCAAGAAAATAATTAGATGCAAATACAATACGATCCCTTTCCATAGTATTTGGTGTTGTGCTATGTCTCAAATGACCAGGGAAAATAATCATGTCTCCACTTCGTAAAGGAAAGCTCCATGAACCGGAATTAAAAATATTATTTTTTGTAATAGTATAATGAAATAAATAACCTTCTTCTAATCTACTACGTTCTAAGACTATTCTTAAATCACCTGCATCGCATTGAGCATAATAAAGCATACTAAATAAACAATTTCGATGAATATGTTCGGCGTGAGAGGAGCCTTGTTTATTAATGGTAATCCAGCTTATAGTGTTAAAAATAGTATCACTTACTTCTAGGACATCATCACGATATTGTTTAGCTTTGTTATCAAAAAGCTTTTTAATTTCTGAAAATTTATTCAATCTAAAAATATGATTGTCTTTAGAAATCTTCACCGAGCTATTAAAATCTTCCTCCCCACGTTTAATATAATCGACACGGGGAACCTCATAAACTGCTTTCTTTTCTTCTGCTGTAAATTCATGTACATTATTATAAATAACAATGGGTAATGCATTTAGAGGAATAACATTGTTTAGTTTCATATACTTACCTTTATCATAATTGTAGAGAAGAATCACCAGAGCCTATCTGTCCTAAAGGTACAACATTAAACGCTAGAGATATTCTTGGTTCTTTTGATCTATTTAAATTAATTTTATGTGGTAGTTGAGATGGAAAGATAACTAATTTATTTGTCGAGGGAGGAATTTTCCATGTAGTAGAATTATAAGTGTTGGCTTCTTTTTTCCTAATCCCCCATGTTGTACCCTCAAACTTACAAAAACTTATTTTTCCACAATTGCGGGCAGTCCGTAAATAATAAACGCCAGTAAAAATAGCATTATTATGGGAGTGGTAATGACTTTCTTCTCCCGGTTTAGAAAGAGTTAGCCAAGAAGTAGAAAAATCAAAAGACCCTTCATATTTTAAATGATCAATATACTCATTAACTTTACCCGCTAGTTTGTTTCGTATAATAGCCAGTTCTGGTTTATCTAAAAGATATACATCCTGAGAAATAGAAGATGCGGTTGACGCATTATTCTCATCAATATTATCGTTAGTAAAATCAGTTGCTTCAGCACTACTGGTCTTAATAAATTCTAAGTTGTCTATAAGATGAGACATAGTTTCCTGATCCCTATTGTCCAGAACCAGTTCAGAAACCATCACAAAAGAAGGAAATAAAGGAAGCAAGATATCACTCATATCATTAATCAAATGTAATTACACAGGCTATTCTTAGTTCATCTGGTTTTTTGCAAAAACCAATAGCATGACAAACATCGCCTGAGAAAATAACTATTTTACCTTTCTCATATTTTATTTCAGTTTCAATATTATATTTATCTAGCCC